CCCACTTTCCGTGATTTAGTAGAAGATTACATGTCATTGTGGCTGACCAAAGAACTACTAAGAATGGATATTGAAAATACGGGGATTCGGGTTGCCTATGACAACGGCGGCGGTCAGAAAGGATTCAAGGATAACCCCAGTATAGAACGTCAAATCAAGGTCAATGCGCAAATGCTAAAACTTCTTTCAGAGCTTGATATAAAAACAAGCAATATTATGAGCGAAGTAGACAATGAGTTGTAAAATCAATATTCACATCAAGCAGTACATTGACCTTGTACGCAGCGGTAAAATTGAAGTTTGTCAAGAGCAAATAAAGCTTTGCAATTACATTCAACATATTTTTGAAACGGAGGATATACATGTTGACGAACAGCAGCTAGAAAAATATTTAAGTTATCAGAAGTACTTCCCATACAAGCTTTTCGAATGGGAAGAATTTGTATTTACACTGCATAACTGCACATATCGCAGTGACGGCGAATTGAGATTTCCCGTATTGTTTATCTATGTAGGACGCGGCGCAGGAAAAAACGGCTATCTTGCCTTTGAGGATTTTTGTCTGCTTACTCCGACCAACGGCGTAAAGAAATATCACATTGATATTTTTGCAATGTCGGAAGATCAGGCAAAATCAAGTTGGCAAGACGTGTACGATATTCTAAACGAAAAAGAAAGTGTTATGAAAAAACACTTCTACTGGAATAAAGAGGTTATCAAAAATCTGAAAACCGGTTCAGAATTCCGTTATCGTACATCAAGTCCAAAAACCAAAGACGGAGGACGTCCCGGCAAGGTCGACTTTGACGAATATCACGCCTATGAAAATTACAAGCTGATAGACGTTGCAACAACGGGACTAGGCAAAAAGCAATATCCCAGACGAACGATAATGTCAACTGACGGATTGGTTCGTGGGGGTCCTCTTGATGATTTGATTGAAAAATGCGGAAAAATTTTAGACGGCGATATACCGGATAACGGTACATTGCCTTTTTTGTGCCGTCTTGATTCAGATGACGAGGTTGACGATAAAACCAAATGGGCAAAACCTAATCCGTCACTACCATATCTTCCGCACTTAAGAACAGAATTGGAAACAGAGTATTTTGACTACTCGCTTAATCCGGCTGCAAATACTTCATTTATTGCCAAGCGTATGAATCGTCCTCCAAAAGAGTTGGAAAATGCAGTTACATCATGGAACAATATACTTGCTACCAATCAGCCGATCGATGAAGATTTATTGAACGGTATGCCTTGTGTTGGCGGTATTGACTATATGAAGTCAACTGACTTTTTAGGCGCAGGACTTTTGTACCGAGTTGGCAAAAAAGATTACTGGATAACACATACATGGGTATGTAAAAACAGTCCGGATTTAAAGAGAATAAAAGCACCGCTTGAACAATGGGCGGCGCAGGGACTGCTGACATTTGTTGATGCAGTTGAAATATCTCCGGAACTTCCGGCAGTATGGCTAGCGAACGAAGCGGCAAAGCGTAATTCGAAAATACTGAAAATCGGTATTGATAGTTACAGGTATTCATTGCTGTCAAAGGCTTTGAGAGATATTTATTTTTCAGCTGATAAAAGTTTCAGCAATGTTGTACTGCTTAAACCATCAAATGAAATGATGAATATACCGCTAATCACAAGCGGCTTTGCAAATCACAATTTTGTGTGGGGAGATAATCCGTTAATGAGATGGGCATGTCAGAACAGTAAAACAGTAACGTCTCCGGCCGGAAATATCACCTATGGAAAGATAGAACCGAAAAGCCGTAAAACAGATCCGTTCAAAGCTTTTGTTGCGGCTGAATGTGTATCGGAATGCCTTAATCCTTATGCTGAAAAAAGTGAAAGTACGGTTGATATGGATATTGTTATTTTTGATTAAATAATACATAATTGCTTTTTCATACCATGAAAGGAGGAAGAAAATGTTAGCAGGATTTATTATTGGAGCTATATGCGGCGTAGTCGGCACTTTTACTTTTTCAATACTAGTATACTTGTCTAATAAAAAATAATTGAAAGGTAACTGAAAGATGAAAATAATCGACTGGTTCGGAAGAATCTTTGCGAAATCGCAAAAGACAGTAATATTAAGCGAATATAGAAACGATCTGCAAAACAGTATTGCTCTTGAATCCTTTGCGCTGTTCACAACAATTGAAATGATTGCTTCATTAATTGCCAAATGCGAATTTAAAACCTACAAAAACGGTAAGGAATTCAAAGGCTATGAGTGGTATTCTCTCAATGTTAAACCTAACAAGAATCAAAACAGTACGGCATTCTGGCAAGAAGTTATCGGTAAGCTTCTGTTTTACGGTGAGGTTTTAGTTATTAGTGTAAGCAATCAACTGATAATTGCGGACGATTTTCAAAAGGACGAATATGCAGTCAAGGAAACTGAATTTACACGGGTTTCAAGAGGAGATTTGACATTTAACAGAAAATTTAAAATGTCTGATGTACTGTATCTGCGGTATTCAAACAATGATGTTATGAGTATCATTAACAATATTTTCGGCATGTATGAAAAACTGATCGAAAGTGCTTCTAATAAATATATCAAAGCCGGAGGGCAAAAAGGGATTCTTGAAATTTCAGCCCTGGCACAAGGCGACAAGGATTTTGAAAAGAAATATACTAAGCTGATGAATGAGCATTTTAAGTCCTATTTCAACGCTAATGATGCAGTACTTCCGTTGTGGGAGGGCATGAAATTTGTTCCGACAACGTCCGACAGTGCAAAGAAAACCACAAATGAAATTACCGATATTTCAAAGTTGGTTGACGATGCTATGAGCAGAGCCGCACAGGCATTCAAAGTTCCTCCTGCGTTAGTAAGGGGCGATGTTGCGGGGATAAAAGATGCAGTAGATATGCTGCTGACCGTGTGCATAGATCCTCTTGCGGATATGATAGGCGAGGAATTGACTGGCAAGAAATTTACTCCTGATGAGGTCATAAGCGGTCAATACATCGGAGTTGATACAACGTGTATCAAGCATATTGATATTTTCGATATTGCAGCCAATGCGGATAAGTTAATTTCAAGCAGTATGCTGTCGCCTGACGAAACGAGAGATAAAGCCGGACTGAATCCTACAGGTGAAGAATGGGCGCAAAAACATTACATGACGAAAAATTATTCTAATGCGGAAAGCGGTGATTTAAATGAAAATGAGTAAAGAAGATATTAAACTCAAATGCAATAAAAACTTCTGGCAGTTAGCCCCCGATGAAGAAACAGGTGCGGCTAATCTATATATTTACAGTGAAGTTGAATCAGATGGGGTTGATTTTTATACAGGTCAGGAAAAAGTTTCTGATACGTCCGCACGTCATTTTAAAGAGGAACTTGACAAGCTGGGCAATGTCAGTCAGATTAATGTGTACATCAATTCAAAGGGCGGAGATGTTGGTGAGGGCATAGGTATTTACAGTCAATTGAAACGCCATAAGGCACATAAGACAGCATATATTGACGGTTATGCATGTTCCATTGCAAGTGTTATTCCTATGGCGTGTGATGAGGTTGTAATTTCTCCTCCAGCCACTATGATGATACACCCTGCGTGGAGTATCGCTATGGGCAATGCGGCAGAACTGAGAAAATGTGCTGACGATCTGGACAAAATTACTGAAAGCACTAAGCAAGCATATCTGCTGAAATCAGGAGGTAAAATCAGCGAAGCAAAATTAACGGAACTAATGAACGCTGAAACGTGGCTTACTGCACAGGAGTGCATAAAATACGGCTTTGCAGACAGGATTTTGGGTGAAGATGAGCCAAAACCGAATCATGAAGAACCGGACGATAATCAGGAAGATGAACCGCCGGAAAATCCGGACGGTGAAAACGAACCGGAAGAACCTGACAAGAAAAAAGAAAACGAAGATTTTACTGATAAGGCAATGAGCATTATCGGTAATTTTTTTATGTAATGAAAGGAAGATGATATACTATGATTAATCTTGACAACATCAATCAGAAGAAAACCGATATAATGGCGGCACTTTCCGCAGCCATTAAAAGTAATGATACTGCCGCTTTGCAGAAATCCATGAACGATTGGCAGGATTTATTAACTGAATCCATCACGGCAGAAGCCAATGGCATTCTTGGTGCGGCTGACAGTACAATTTTAGCGGCAAGGGGAGTAAGACAGCTTACTTCTTCCGAGATCAAATTTTATGACAGTTTTATCACTGCCGCTAAGCAGGAAATCGCCGCTGGTTCAGTAATTACGGGAATCGGTGACACTCTTCCCGAAACCGTTATTGAAGCGGTATTTGAGGATATGAAGCAAAACCATCCGCTTCTTGACGTGATAAATTTCCAAAATACGACAGCAGTCACAAAGCTTGTTCTGAATAAAAAAGGCGAACAGTCCGCAACATGGGACGTGCTGAATACTCCGATAACAAAACAGCTTGACGGTGAAATCGAAGTCATCTCCATGACATTGGCAAAGCTTACGGCGTATATGTTTGTTACTTTTGATATGCTGGATTTAGGTCCTGCATGGATAGACAGATATGTCCGTGAAACGCTTTCAGAAGCTCTCGCCGTTGCCCTTGAAACTGCAATGGTAGACGGAAACGGACTGAATCAGCCTGTGGGAATGACAAGAAATTTCACGGGTTCGCTTGATTCCTCAAAAGGCTATTCAAGAAAAACAGCAACGAAAGTAACTGCATTTGACAAGGAAACTTACGGTACGCTTCTTTCAACTCTTGCAACTAATCCTAACGGGGGCACAAGAACAGTTTCCGAAGTAATTTTAATTGTCAATCCCGTTGACTATTTCACAAAGGTTATGCCTGCTACAACGGTTCTTGCTCCTGACGGTACATACAGAAATGACGTATTCCCGTTTCCTACAAAGGTTATTCAGTCGGTAGGCGTTCCTGCAAATCATGCGGTTATCGGACTTGCAAAACGCTATTTTATGGGTATAGGTACTGCTAAGGGCGGCAAATTGGAATATGACGATTCCTACAAGTATCTTGAAGATTTGAGAACATACAAAATCAAGCTTTACGGTACAGGCAAGCCGCTTGATACAAATGCGTTTATTTATCTTGACATTTCAGGCGTTAAGGACGTTCTGCCTACATTTAAAGTGGTCAATGAAACACCTACAACTGGGGCAGACGGTTCAAGCAGCGGCGATACAACAGGCTAAGGAGGGATTTAAATGTCTCTCCTTGAAGAATTGAAAAATTATCTTGACATTACATGGGAGGACGAGGGCACGGACAAAAAGCTTGACGGAATCCTAAACCGTGCCCAAAATATTCTTTCCGAGTATGCAGGAGAAGCATTGAGTTTTGACAGTGATCAGGAAACGGAAAAGCAACTGCTTTTTGACTGCTGCCGATACATTTATAACAATTCCCTTGAAGATTTCAAAGTGAATTTTGGTGCGGAGCTGATAACGCTCCGTGCTAAATTTTCTGTAAAGGCGGTGAGAGAAGATGCCGAAGTTCCAAAAGTTTAATGACGGAATTGCGGAAATTTATTCTGTTGAAAATATAGCCAAAAAGGGTGACCGCCCTAAAGAGGGACTAAAAATTAAAAAGCGGTTAAGATTCTCATATCAGACTATAGGAGTCAAGCGTAATTATGAAGCTAAACAAGCGCAGGTCAAATTGACAGAACTTATATTTGTACCTTTGC